TGTCCTGCAAATTTGTTAAGTATGTGTCTTTTAAATTTTGTGTAGATATATCAAAAGCTAATCCAGATACTTCCTCTTTATATTTTTGAGAGTCATACAGTTCCATAGTTGTAGCTGTAGTTCTGTCCTTAGTCTTTATGTTGCCGTTGTCTTTTATGTAAACTAGGTCTTTATCATTTATGTCTGAATAGGAGTCGTAAAAAACTCTAGCATAATCCTGTCTTTCGTCATTAGCTGCTGTCGGTGCGTAAGGTTTTTCAAAATGTGTAGAAAAAGCTAAGGCAGCTTCTTCTGCTGTTTTTGCCTCTTTCAATTTTCTATAAGCTTTCTTATGAGTATTTTTTAACTCCCAATCCATGTGGTCTAACTGTCCTTCAAGAGTATACATATCATCCCCTTGCATTTCTTTAAGAGTGTCTAATCTTTCTGCTCTCCACTGTGCTAGACCAAAAGAAGGAGACCCCCTATCGTCTGGATTATAGGCATCTACCTTTAAACTAGTCCTTCCTGATTCCTTTACAAAATTTCCTAGTATACCTGCTATCTCATGGTCTTTGTAGCCCTTTTCTCTTAAATAAGTAAAAGCTTTTTGCCTATTGTCTTTTTCTTTTATTTTTTCTTTTACTCTCATTTGTATAGGTTTTCAGACATGGTGGAAATTTCAAATATCTTTTTATGTTCTGTGTCCTCAGATCTTAAGTTTACCAAAAAGGATGTCCCTCTCATTCTTTCTAATACTTTTTTACCTAAAAAGCTAACGGCCTCTGTATTCACTTCTCTGTTGATGTTATTTTCATCGTGAGTTACTAGTGCTTTTATAAGAGACTCATTGGGTACCCTATTATAGAAATAATTAAATCTAAACTCTTCATCTTGTCTAGTCTGAAGTATTCTCTGTGAGTCTTCTTCTAATATTGGATATTGAGACAACTGTCTTAATGTTTTTTGTAAGTCCAGTTTTAATTTTCCTGTTGAGTTTGTTCCGTTGTAAATAAATACACTGTCAAAACCTATGTCTTGGTTCTGATGATATTCCGTTTCTGTCAGATACTTTCTAGAGTCTAGTCTGTAAGCGAAACTTTGTAAATATTTGTTTACCTGCTTATTCTCTATAGGCACTTCTATCTCCCAATCATAACTCTCCCCATTGAAAACTTGGTAGCTCTTGTTAGTAAGTAAATGGGTCCACAGACCTTTTTTAGAGCTATTATTAACTATGTTGTAACCTGTTTGGAAGTAATCGTTGTGGTTTACATAAAAGTTAGGTTTAAAGTCGTAAAAAGATATCCATCCACCAATATCTAGACTGAATGCCATAGTCCAAGATGACTCTCTAAAATACTGCTCATCAAATATGTCTATCTCTGTAACTACGCTTTCTACTATTGGGTCGACAGTATCTGGACAAATACAAGTAGCAAAACCCTCTGAGTCTACTATTGTTTCACACCCTTCAGGGCATTCTACGTTTAGTATCTCAGTGGTTTTTTTACATAGTGTTTGTCCTCCTTCTTCTACAATAGTATAACTATCATCTGGGCATTTACAATCCATTTTTTGTTTTATTAGTTGTTAAGGTACACAAAAGTATGTGCCTAAGACTACACTATTTTCATCTGTTTCAAAACCATAACCAGTATTAGGCATCTTAATAAATAATATGCCTACCAAAACTTCGTCTGTTATATTTCGAATTAAATTTCCTATAGCTGGCAATGCGCCGCTTCCATTGTGTTCATAATAAATATCCTCTGTGTTTGTTCCACACTTACCTGCCTCTGGTCTGCCTTCAAAACTTTGAAACGATGACCACGTTTCTGGATCGGGATCGGAAACTTCATTTGATATTACAGTTACTTCTATAGGTTCTCCTTCACATTCTGTGTCATTGTTATAAGCATTAATAGTATAAACAGCAGTTCCATCTCCCTGCAATGTTTGGATTATTGTTTCGCCTGTTCCGCTAGATGCACCCGTAACTCCTGTTTCTTGTACTTCCCAATAAAATTCAATATCCCCCTCAGAAGGACTTGATAAGCTTATTGTAAACTCTTCTCCTTCGTTTGCTGTGAGCGAACTTGGTGTTGCTACCACAGTTGGTGGTAATACTATTTGAATAGTCTCTACCTTTACACACTTTTTGTTTGCACTATCATAAGTAAACCCTGTTGGGCATAAATTTGTTATAGCAATACCTTGGCATTTTTGTGAATCTTCATCATAAGTATAGCCTTCTGGGCAATTTGTTGAAACTGTTCCTTCACAATCTGTTCCATTTATTACAAGACCCCCTGTTTCGCTATACTCTATGCAGTTATCATTTTCTAGTATATAATCTTTTTTAGTAATAAAGATCCTGTTATACCTACTATCATACCCCATAGTAATTCCTACACCATTAAAAGGGTTATCTACATCGTAGTTGGGTATACCCTCTAATATTTTAAAAGGCAATTGCTCTTTAAACCAAGCTTCCATGTTTGTTCTTTCCTCTCCATAGCTTTTAGAGATTTCTTCAAAACCGTTTTGCCCCAAAGGTTTTAAAAATATCTGTCCTCTTTTAGCATCCACAAAAATGTGTCCATTAGGTGTACCTAGTATTTGAAAACTTTGGCTACCTCTATAGCCCAACTCTGTATCAGACATTGTTGTAGGTCTTCTTCTAAATATAGCTCCTGTACCAAGTACTTGGTCTTGTGGGTTTTGTCCATCATCTACTATTTGATCTACCGCATTAAATATAACAGAAGTATTTTCAAAAGTAACTAATACCTGCCCACTTTCTAACTCAGACATCCCTGTAAATTTACCGTAAGAAGTTCTAAATTCGTACATGTTTAGTGCCCTAAAAATCAACCAGGGGTTTACATCTGAATTTTCAGAATTATCTGCTAAAGAATACATAGTACCATTCAGCATATCCGACTTCTTATTATACTCTTCTTGATTATAATTTACAGGTAATACATTCTTATTTAGTTTTAAAGGTGAGGGCGAGTAATTCTTGTTATAGAAAAAGGTGTTTCCTCTTCTACTTGGATTTGTAGAGGGTTGCGTCCACTCCATCTTATCCCCTACATTTGGGAAAAAGTTATTTTCTGGCTCTGGTTTACCGTATCTTAAGTTAGTATTTACAGTAGACTCTACTAAAAAGTTAGGGATGCCATTATACTCCAAATAAAATTTAGACGGCTCCTTAACATAAGAGCCTGAATAATCTACACAATCTAGACTATACTCACTGTTTTGGAAGGGGAACAACTTCCCCCCTTCTCTTTCTTCTGAATCTATGCCAAAATTCAAATAGAATCTTGGTTCTTTACCTATATTTGCATAGAACTTATATTCGAATGCTTGCATGTCGGCTTGATTCATAGCCGTTGTGTTGAAAAAAGGAAAGCCCCTTCTAAAGGTGTGTCTTGATATATAACAGTCTCCTCCAAAAATACCAAACCATTCTGTCTTTGTTTTGTTTAAGTCTCCTGTATACCCAGTAGTTATCCACTTTATACTCCCTATTGTTCCATACTGAGCAGGTAAATAGTTTTTTAAAGTCACATACATAGAAGCCACATTAGACCTTATGTCATCCGATTTTGCTGATTGACATATACCATCTGCACTTGCATAAGTTTTAGATGCTGTATTTCTGTTACCACTTGCATTGTCGTAATTTATATAATCGGGATAATACTCTATCGTATGGTCGCTACCAGTAGCTAGTATAGTTGTTTTTTCTCTGTCTATATTATTTACTTCTAATCTTTCTCCTTGAACACTGTCTATAAAACTGAACCTACCTTCATTCAAACCTCTGTTTATGTTAAGAAATCTTATGTTGTCTTCAATAGAGTTATTAGGTTTAAAATAGTTGTAATATCCATGAGCTGTATAGAAATTAGCAAAATCTCTTCTTTTACCTAAATCTCTAAAAGTCTCTAGCCATTGGTATTTATACCTCGAATACTTAAAGATAGAACCTAGTACACTGCTAAAAACAGAAAGCCCTGCTCCTATTATTGGTGCTATAAAATTACCACCAGTAGAGCCTGGACCACCAACAAACCAAGTTCTAGAAACAATATCTGCTATTTGTGATAAAGATTCTGCTAGAATTTCTAAGGTTGCTAAAGTACTAGCAAGTCTTTTTAATTTCCTTCCTAGTATTGTGTATTTAGGGTGGTCTCTAACTACATCCATATTACCCTCACTTTTACCATATATGTAGCCGTCTACTACTAAATAAGATGCAGAAGCATTTTGTGAATTATAGTCTGTGTCTGGCGAATGGAAAGTCCAATTTGAATTTTCTTGGCTATTATACGGATGTGATATGAAATTGTCCCTATCTTTGTCCTTGTAGTGCATAACATCATCACCTAAAGAATTAAAAGGATAATTTGCATAGTGGACATCTCTACCTTTTTCAGTATACTTATATAAGTCAAATGTAATACCTCTAGCTACAATAGATTTTTCCGATTCTCTGTCACCTCTGAGTATTTCATAACCTTTTATGGCTTTTCTTTCTTCTTCTGTGATGAGGCTATTTTTAACAGCTATTTTTAAAAAATCATTTATTACCTCTTCATTTACAGTTATACCTAAAGGGTGTACTAGACTTTGAGCAAAAGACCCTATTGTGTTGGACGACATAAAAGGAGATATTTTATTATCTGGCATTCTAAAATGCCTAATAGGTTTACACCTAAAATCGGTAATGTCTTTTAAAATGTACTCCCCATTGTTTACTATGCCCTCTGTGTAATTTTCTTCAAAAAAATCCTTAAATCCTGTAGAAGTGTTTGTTAAAGTACCTTCTGAAAAATCTTCTGGGCTTATACTTAAATCTTTAGAGTTGTAAAGTTCAGCATTGTCTGGATAATTTACTGTGCTTTCTACATAAGCGAACTGTCCATTTTCATAAGATAATGGGTCGCTGCCTTGCTTTAAATTAAATACGCTAAAGCTGCAAAGGGCTCTCCATATTTGTGTTTTCTTACTTGTTATTTTGTCATAAGTGACAGTCACACTTTTAAACCTCTCTGGAAATATTGATATTTTAAAACAGCCTTGAGAACCTAATGCTATAAATTGAGGCTGAGGCAATGGTTCTGTATAGACTTGTAAAAGTTCACTAGACTGTTCATCTGGAGCAAATAGTGTATCCCCTATAAAAGTCAATATGCCGTTTTCTACTGCTATTTGATAACTAGAAGGAATGCCTTGTATGGTCTCTGTTTTACCTTTGTCATCTGTTATTATAAGGTCTGTTCCATCTTTCTTAAATTGTAACATTGTGCCAAGCCTATAATCAAAAAAGTTGTGGAAAATGGGCCCTTCTGAATTTGAACATGAGCTGTATATAGATAATCTATAGTTTGTCTGCCCTAAGTTATCTCTATCTTTAAAAAAGGATCTTGAAAAATCTAGTACAAAAGTGTCCTCTTTATTTTGAGGAATGTATTCATACCATGCAGCATTCTTCGCAACCCTATTGGTAAAAATAACATCATCAAAACTGTTTACTGGTGCTCCTTGTGTGCTTGCTACTTTATTGGTTAACGCTTCTGACATTCTTTCTTCATTAGGGTCAGAGGATGTAGTACCTTCAGTAAAAACTGATGGGTAGTAAGAGAAACTATCTACTGGAAAAGTTGCTTCACCTATATCTTGTATTAAAATAAGTGGTGTGCTATTTATACAATCCCCTACAATTACTCCTTGTGTCCTAAAAAATATTCTATCTCTACCCGACCATTTTGCAAAACCTTTAAGAGAACCATCAAGGTTTAAGTCAAATAGTTGACAAGCTGCGGTAGTTTCCATTCTTGCTTTAGAATACTCAATTGGAAAAATTCTAGGTTCAAATGTTAAACCTTCTGGAATTATTTCTTGGACATCTATTTCTTCACTTTCCAACTCTGCATCATCGCAATCTCCTATCTCCGAGTAATCTGGTAAAGCATTTATTCCTTCGTAATTGCTCGTTCTGAATAGAGCTAAAACTTGGTTTAACCCTGAATCTAAGTCTAAAGGATCTGTGTCTAAAAGTTCCTGTAAATTTTCGTTTAGATAACCCTCTAAATCTGTGAAATCATCACCTTCTTCTAAGCTTAAAGTAAATGAGCCACTTAACAATTCACCTAAGTCTAAAACTATAGTTACTTTTGTTGTACTCTCTGTAAATATGCTAGAAGTCAAGTTACTAAGTAAAGGGTTTTCTCCACTGTTTTTTGTTGCGGTGTTGTACAATTGCCACCTTTTATTAATTTGATTTCCTAAGTCTAGTACGTTTCCCTCCTCATCAAAGTTCTGCTTATTTACAGAGTTTGAGTCCCTATTATCTATTACATCTAAGTCTTCTGTTGTTGGTGGTCTACCTATTAGAGGGTAATTTGGGGTGTAGTCTCCATCTTTTATAAACCGTATTGATAGTGGATATGTTTCATCTCTAAAGTACCCTTTGTAATTTGCAGAAGAAACTCCGTCTTTATATAAATCCTCTCTAGCTATAAAAGATTGCCACTGTAAGTATATACCTAAAAGGTTTACTACTTTTTGTAAGTTAGGTACTTTTTTATTTGTTATTCCTGTTAAAAATAAAGAGTTGTTTATTTCTTTTAACTGTTGTGCCCTTTCTATTTTGACAGCAGGTTGTGCTAATTGTAATGGCATTTCATAATCAGCCTTATTTGCATCCGTATCAAAAAGAATAGTGTCGTCTGATGTAGAGTGTATGCCCTCCTCTATATAAGTTGTTGCAGAGTTTATATCATTTTTTTGAATTACCACAACCTTGTAATGCGAAAAGCTAGTATCTAAATTATTAGCTTTTATTTTTATGGCATATCCCGTTTCATCTGCAATTTCGCTTTGTTGTAGGATGTTTTCTTGTTCGTCAAAAATATTTACTGAGTTAGTTAAAGAAAAGAATCTAGACTGTTCATTTCCTAGTATATCACAATAGGCTGCTATGAACTCGTAAGAGCCTCTTTTAAGTCTACCTCCAAGTACAACTTCCGAAGGTCTTAGCTCTAATACTTCGGGCTCCTTGAACATTTTAAGTTTGTCACAAGCAACACAAGTAACTTCTGTTAAGTCTTCTCCACAAAGTATTTGTCCTGTGAATTTATATTCTTCTAACTTATCTAGGTTTAAATATCTAGGTGGGTTGAGATTGTCTGTCCAATAAATTATTGTGCCTAATTTCTCATTATGAATCTCTATAGTCTTTATAGGAAACCTTGTAGAAAGATTTAAGCATTTGTTAGATTCGTCATTTAATTCCCCATCGTCATTTAATAAAGTAGTGTACTCTTGATGCTCATTGGTTGTTGTGTTTGTGTCATCAAAAGAAATGTTTTGGGTTATAACTCCTATTTCTGAGAAACCTGTAACAGGATTGCTCAAAAAATAAAATGTCCTGTTTAAAAAAATATCGTTCTTATAACCTACCACAGAAAAACCATCTTTAAATTTAGAGGCTAGTATGTTTGAATGCTCATTTTGAATCAACCATCCATTTCCTGTTTCGTTCGAGAAATTAGCATTCTTTGCATGAGTATACTCCTCTGGTTTTAAGGCAGAAAAATGAACACTTTTGTTCATACCTGTTCTAGCAAATGAAGGCGTTATATTTTTTTTGTTCATTTCTAGTGGTTTCTTCTGTTAAGGTTTTGTGCAGGGGTTAGGTTTTCAAATCTTCTGTACCTTTTCCTGTTCATCTGTACTATGCTTTTCCAAACTGAAGGGTCTAATACAGAAGCTTTACTCTCTGTCATTGCAAGACTAAAAGCATCATCAGACTCTTGTTTAAGTAGTTGTAGCCTTGAACCTAGATTTGGAGCATCTTCGTTTAATACCAAAGACCTTAAAAATCTGTATTCTAAATTTCTTGTTAAATACTCCGATAAAGAATCGTGTTGAGTTTCAGGTATTAATAGGTCCCCATCTTCATCTGTAGGTAAGGCTTTATAAACAACAAATAAATGGCCGTCTGTAAACTCTACAGAGAGGAAATTGCCTTGCTTTTCTACTTGATTCCCATTTATTTTTTGAACTTTATTGGGTAAATTTACACAGTCTTTGGTTACAGAACTCCTGCTAAATCCTGGTTTAATTCTTAATATCTGTGGGTTGTTATAGTAAAGAGCTACACTTCCATATTTAGTATCGTAATTTTCCATTAGGCAATTATTACCAAACTCTCCATTATCACACTCAAAGTTACTTGCAATTTCTGTTCTAAAGTGTGAGTCCCTTTGTATTTCTACAGCTTCTGTTTTGTAATGGGAAGCATGATATCTCCAAACTTCTTGTAATGACCAAAAGTCTTTGGGTAGTTCTGCTTTTCCTTGTTTGACTTTAAGTATGTCTTGTGTGTTTACCATGACATTGGTGCCAAACCTTTTTAGTTCAGTTCTTAGCCAGCCTCTTAAAGATATTTCATCTACAAGTCCTGCCTCATCGTAAGATTTGAAAGTGTTTCTTATCTCTGCGTATATTTGCTTTTCTGTTGTCATTACTCTCTATCTCTTTTTGATGCTCTGCTGTGTAGACTCTCTAACATTGTAAAGTTTAATTTGGGTCTGAATCCTGAGTATAAGCTTGAATAAAAATCTTTTTTGAGTTTGTGGTTGAATGTTCTATCCATAACCATGCCCCCTATACAACTCTTGGTGGATAACTTTGAATTAAATTGTAATGTGTACTGTTGGCCGTTTGTATGGTACAATGGGTCTGGATGAAATTTGCTTTTGTACCCCTCATTTTTCCAAGGTATAATGCTTCCATAGAAATACCCATACTCTTCTAAGAAAACTCCTCCTTCATACTCTAGCATTAGCTCTGATACTGAATTAAATATCTCTCTTACTACCTTTGCATAGGTAGATCTGTTTTCTAATTCTGGCTCTATTGTTTTTCTAAAACCTCTGTAGTGTGACCAAGCTCTTTGATCGTGAGGCAATAACATATTTAGAACTTGAGGGTTTTTGGATTTTTCTTTACTAGGCTTTACTTCTTTTTTTATCTTTTTACGAGTTCCTATCATTAAATGGAGTTTTCATTACTGTCTGGATTTTCATCTGGTTGTATTTGCACATATGTTCCCATTATCTCTTTTATGGTCTCCTGAATGACTAACTCTTGTAATTTGTCACTACCTATAAAGTCATAACTTAAAGCACTTTCACAAGCATTAAAATTACTGTTGTCTCCTACCTCTTGTGCTCTCTTTGTGTCTAACGTAAGTATTTCTAAAAAAACTGCTTCTATTTCAGTATTAACAAAATATGGGTAGCCATCTCTTATATAAAAAGATATAGGCTTATGGTTTGATTTTCTATCTTTGTTTCTTATAAAGTCTGTTGGTGTTGTGGGGTAAATTCTTTCTGATTGATCTAATGTCGCTACATATCGAACAGAGCTACCGTACCTTGAAAAGATTAGTTCTGGGAGTTTTTCTTTTCCTTTCATCACAACATCACAAGTTTTAAACTCTATAATGTCACAACTTACAGTATCTATCTTTTCTAATTCATAACAATTTATAACAGAGAACAAATTAGACTCTCTGTATAATGTTCTGTCTCTAAGTTTCTGAGATAGAAAGAATGTCATCTTTTGTTCTAAAATATGTAAAACAAATCTTTTAGACATCCATCTGTCTTTAACTTTTTGCCTTAGCTCTGTAAGGATTCTACTGACTATTTCTTTCTTTGACATGTTTGCAAAAATACGTTATAATTACCTAAACTCCAAAAACGTTAAAAAGGGATGCAGAAAAACTACACCCCTTATAAATAGAAAGGAAAACCAAAAAACCTATCTATCTATATTTAACCTGTACATATTTCATCCTCGCTAATAGAGATTCTCTCCCCGTTGTTATTAAATTCTAATACTACTATTCCTCTTCTGTAGAATCCTTCACCAACTCTTGATGATCCTTCAATATTTTCATAAAGTATTTCGCTTCCACCAAAATCATCACTATTTGAAAATACAGGTATACTTGGTGAGGTATTGCAAGCTTCTGATGAAGTGGCTGCTTTCGATACAGTGTACTCTTTTAAGTTACTCACATCAATACCTTCTTGTGTTACTGTATGTGTTATAGGTACATCGTCAGTAGCGAATATTACTTCGCCTGTTCTTTCATAGTCAGTTTCATTCTTAGATACAGTTACGTTTACACTACCGTTATTTGAACCGCTAAATTCATCAGCCGTTATCCAAGAAAACTCATCTGGGATTGTAATTGTCCAACTAGCATTAGATGTAATAGTAATGGGGTAAGTTTCAAGATTTCTGTTAGTATCCTTAAATTCTGGAGAAATGGTTATCTGCTTATTAACTCCTATTTGTGATAGGCTGAATACCTTTGTAATTGTATTACCCTCTGTACCTGCTGTAACTATCAGATCATACTCCCTATTACTGCCTGTTGTATTGTCTGTGGGTATAATAGTGAAAAAGCCATTACCACTTCCAAAACCACTGTTATTGTCGTTTCCCCCTCCAACACTAAACCAATCGGGTGTATCTCCTACTATCCAACTTGTATTAGATGTGACATTTACATTAAAATTACTAGGGTCAGTTTCTGGTAAAATCTTACTAGACGGGTCAAGTGTTAAAGTTGGTATAAACGCTCCCTGACTTATAAAAAATGTTTTTGTTACAGTTTCTCCAACTTCACCTGCTGTGACATTTAAAAGGTAAGATCTACTGTTGTTAGTAGAGTTGCTCTGTGTATTAATAATAAATAGTCCATCACCATTTCCACTAACACCTCCACTACTTATACTAAACCAATTAGGTGTTGGTCCAACTAACCAACTTGAATTTGACCTTACTTGGACAATCGTATCATCAGGTAAAAATCCTAATAAATTTGCGCTAGTTGGGGTAAGGGTTAATAGCGTTATTTTTTGTTTTACCTTGCTATTTTTATATATGTGTCTTTTAAAACTATTCATATTAGCTTTCTTCTTTTAAACTTCCTAATAAAAAAACCTCTCCTTCTATAATTTCTATAGCAGCACTATGCCCTTCCCCTTCTATTACATTTGTATAGCCTACTGGTTTTATGTCAGAATTATTTATTGATGCAAGATTAGTTCCTTTTTGTATGAAACCTACAAAATAGTTGTTAATAGGTAATGTTGCAGGTATGCTTATTGTTATATTTCTTATAGTTGTGTCTAATAAAATGACATGGTTATTATCCCCTGGTACTAATGTATAGTTGTTATCTTTAACTTCAGTAGGGTTTTTATTTTTTATAAAAGCTAAACTAAATGGATTATTTTCACTTACATCTGAATTTACTTGTGTGACTGGTGACGGGAAATTAACAGATAAGTCTCTTTTGTCAACCGTTGAACCTTCTGATATAATAATAGAGCCGTCCTCACTCTCTAATTCTACAGCTTCTTGATCTGGAAAGTTTACTTCTAAGTTTTTAGTGTTTGGATTTAAACCATCTGTAATAGTCACAGAAGAATTAGTACTTGTTAGATTTAAAAACTCTTGATCTGGAAAATTAATTGAAAAATCTACTTCATTCCCTTCTTCATTTGTTGTAATATCAACAGACCCGTCATCACTACTAAAAATATAACTTTGAATCTGTGGGAAATCTACTTCTATGTCTACCTCCTTTGTTTCACTGTTATAAACTATGCTTACAGAATCATCTGGTGATCTTAGTGTAGCAATTTCTTTTTTGCCTGTGTTTGAGTCTCCTAAATACAGTTCTATACCTCCTCCAGTATTTGCTAATTGAGTTAAGGATCCAATATCTTTTAGCTTGTCACAAATAGCTTGGTCTAGTTTGTGGACAATTGATTCTAAAGTATCTGGTATCTCGGCCCCTATACATGTGAGTATATTTCCTTTGTATATTACAGAAGAGGCTGATATTGGTGCAGATAAATCTCCGCATTTTGGTGTGCAATCGTTTTCCATTATTTTTGGTTTTTTAAAGGTCTACTACCTCGTAAGTTATGTATATGTCTACAGTTCCATCAGCATTTGATCCACTGTTAGTTCCTATGACCTCCACTGCCTTATTTTCTAGTAACGCATTATTAGCTGTAGTGGCTGTTTCTATTTTAGTGGTGGTTGAACTTAAAAAACTAGCTGTCTGCTCTAAAATATTAGATCCGTCTGAGTAAGCAATAAAGATTTTATTACTGTCAAAATTAATAGTTTCAAAATTTATTCTAGAAAATGCTGATACAACCTTTATAAGTTTTCCGACTCCTGGTGTAGGTATAATTTCTACTGGTGTACCTATGTTATTTACTTGGAGAGAAGTTAGCGAAACTTTGACTCTTTTAAGTAGTCCTACAGTATTTTCTGATATTGCATCTTCTGCATCTTTTAGTCTAGCTCTAGCATTCATTAATGAGTCTAGAAGTTTACTCACAATTAAAGTTGTATTTTCCCCCTGTTCTATTCCTAAATAGGTTATAGCTTGCGGTGTTACAACACAGTCTGTTGATTTTATTTCACAAGGTTCTGCATCGGGGTATTCTACGTTTATAGTTTTTTTACAATCTCCCATTTTATTTTTTTATAAAGTTTTTAATTTGTTTTGTGGCATTGTGTTTGTTTGATTATTTTTTACATGCATTTATACATCAAGTCCAGCTTGGTTTATTACAACATTTGCAGTGCTACCTGAGCTTGTCACTGTAAATGTCACTGTAACAGATCTTGAATCAGTATCATTATTTTCATCTACATGATGATAATAAGTTCATTTATAATACTATAGTTTACTAATTGATTATCAGCAATAGTAACAGTTAAATCTGCATCTATGTAACCTAAAACATCAAGTTTAGTAGCACAAGTATTTCGATTTCTAGGTGGTGTTATAGGGTTTGCCACATAAGAAAACCCCTCAAAACTGACCATGTCATCTAAGTCTTTAAATGTTACCATGCTATTTGCTACTCTAGCCATTTATTTATTTTTTATGAGTTCTTTTAATTCGTCTATTTGCTGTTGTAAGCTATCTATCTTATTATTTTGCTCTTTATTCTCATTTTCCTGCTCTGCAAGTTTAAGAGATAAGAAACTATTATAATTAACAGACATCATTCCACCGTCATCTGGTTTTTTTACAACTTCTGGATTGGTTTTTATGATTTCATCTGCAATAGTGCCATATACAGTAATCCCTGGTTGGGTTTTTAATTCATAAGAATATACTGATTTTGATATTTTCTTTATATCGATTTTTAATCTTTTGTCTGAACTTTCAAAAAATCCAGACGCTGTAACATCACCATTATAATCCAAATTACCGTTTTCTCTTAAAGTTAAATATTTGTTAGAAGTATCATTTTTTATGCTAAGATCCGAGTTCGTAGTTATAGGAAATCCAATATAACCTTTGCGTGTTGTTCCGTTAGGTTGATAAAATGAATAAAAAGAAGAGCTATTACTTCCTATTCCTGCTCCTTTAGTTCCACTTTGATTAGGTAGTAATGCTTTATTTAAGAATGTCTTATTTCCATTAACATTTTGACTGGTATTTCCAGTACTTCTTACAAAATCTGTACTATCTAAATTATCTAAAGTATCAGCATTTGTATTGTTTGTAACCTTATCGTCATTAAGTGCGACCCTGTATTGCAACTTTCTAAATGCTGTGAAGATAGAATCTGTGGCTATTATATTAGAAGCTGTAAAAAATGGTGTAAAGTTTGTAAGTACTGATGCTATTACTTGTGCGTTTGTTAGTTGTGTGTCTGTGTTAGTAGAAGTTTCTGTAGCGGTATCAATCCCAGTTATATGACCATAAGTATCTAAAACTATATCTTGAATATAAGTTCTACCAGAATTAGTACTTGATTCTTGTGAAGATGTGTCTGCATGACTAAAAATTGTATCAAAGCTATCTAACCCTGAACCAGTACTGTACTGTGTGTTTGTGTCAACAGAGTTAATTTTAATAGTGTTTCCAGCATCGTCTTTTACTACAGTTGTGTTTGTTCCATCTATCCATTGTGCAGATGATACATCTCTTATTTCTTCATCACTACGTTGATCTATAGCATCTATCTTTAAAGTCCCATTTGTATCATCATAGACTACAGTTGTGTTTTTTCCATCTATCCAAGTAGAACCCATTATGTCTTGAACTTGCTCTGTACTTAGTTGTGTGTCTGTGTCTGTAGAACTTGTACCTGCACCAATAAGAGTTCTAATTTCACTTGCAGTTATACCTGAGTTTAAGGTTGGCGTTGAACCATTAGAAAGTATTGCAGGTGTACCAGTGTCTGATACTAGTCCTGAATATTGACTGTTTGTTGCATTATCTCCTGTATTAGTTCCAGAGGTGTTACCAATTACTGTCTTTTCTGCATCTGTTACAAAATTATCATCTGCTCCTTTAGCTGGCTCATAATCCGAAGCGTCAAAGGCTTTTACTTGTGCTAAGTTTGTTACCTCGCTGTCCATTAGCGCACCTGCACCTGTTACATTAGTTGTATCAGTTACATCAGCATTGTCTTCTACTCCTGTTGCTGTACTATAAGGACTTAAATCTTGATCTCCAGTATTTGTACCACTTGTGTTAGCTAGTCTTGTAATCGAAGTATCAGCTATTAAACTACTTCCAGTAACCTTATCAACTTTGTTATTTAAGGCAGTTGCCACAGAATTAAATTCTGTGGCTATTCTTTCTACTACATCTTTTATTTTACTTTTTAAGCTCATAATTTATTATATTATAATGCTGTTTCAAATATGGTCACAAAATCTGTTGTAACATCTCCTATTTCTGTTTTTGTAAAAGCGTCTGTTATTCCAAATCCACTAATTGTAGTAGGTTTAGAATTTAATTGTGAAAAAGTTGTTGCGTGAGGGTTAGCTCCAGAAACTTGAGAGTGATCGTAAGCTATCTTACCTCTATCTCCTCTATATGCTGTAGAAGAAGTCTCACCTAATGCTAAAGCACCGTTTGTTGATACATAATTACTACCTGTCCATCTATACACTATATTTGTGTCTTCAGCAACATAAAGTATTCCATTTTCACCTGAACTAGGGAATGAACTTAAATCAGCAAACTGTAGAACATCATCTACAAATGCTGGCAATTGAGCTGCTGGTACTTTACCTCCACCGTCAAGAGAAGCGTAACCATTTGCATTTCCTTTATTAGCTTCGTTTTCAGGAGTAAATCCTAAATTACTTTGATTGCCATCTGCAATTCCTTTTACTTCATTTAAAGCTTCTAATAAACTGTCTTTATTAGTTGTTGCAAGTGATGATAAATTTCCAGTATTGTTACCAGAGATTAACGACTTAACTGTTTTAAATTCTGTAGCAATTCTTGATACTACGCTTGTTATTCTTGCTTGTAAACTCATTCTCTTTTGTTTTTAAAGGTTAAATTAAATTATTTTCAAATATTATTACTTGATCTCCTATATTTATATCTTGATCTCCTGTATTTGTTCCACTTGTGTTTCCAATAACAACTTTTTCATCATCTGTAACGTAATTGTCATCTATTTCTTTAGTTGGTTCGTAATCACTAGAATCAAAGGCTTTTACTTGTGCTAGGTTTGTTACCTCACTATCCATTAAAGCACCTGCTGCTTTTACATTTGCTGAATCTGTTTTATCTGAGCCATCTTCTACATTTATTAATGTACGAAGTTGACTTGGAGTAAGTTCTTCAGAATTTCCTGAACCAGCAGAAATTCTACCTAAAATAGTATCTGTAGCTACATTTGAAACAAAGTTTACCTCACCTGCACTGCCGCTAGAATTATCATCTACATATTTTTTAGTAGCTGCTTGTAAATCAGTAGTAGGTGCAGGTATAATTGGGGAACTTGAAAATGTTTTTATACCTTCAATAGTTTGGTTGCCAGTTAATGCTATAAAACCATTGGTGACAAACGCTTTTATAGCATCGGTGGCAAACTTTAATCGCCTAGCTGTAATTGTTCGTAATGTGCTGGCAGTGCCTGTTGTTATCTCTGCTTCAGGTATTTCTGCGTAGGTTGTAATAGTAGGTTTATTATCTAAGTCTTCATAATCATTACTAAATCCTACTGTAGACACTACACCTAAAAGAGGGTTGGGCTCCCTAAATATGTCTCCAGTTACATCGTATACTAAGTAATCGCCTTTCTCCCAATCTATTCCAAAAAGAGTGCCTGTAGTAGTGCATATATAAGCATTTCTAGCCTTAGATATATTTGCGTCTGTAAGTTCAGGTGTATTTGTAGAGGGGTTCCATTGATCTATGTAGACTAGCCCTCCATAGTCTTGTTCTGTTATTAGTTTATTATTCTCAGTTACCTCACTTACTGTATCGCTATCTTTTAATACATCGCTATCATCATATATAGTGTCTGCTGGTACAGCTAATTCAAAGTAGCCATTAGAGTTTACTTTTAATATTTGTCCTGCATTTTCAGGTAAGCTGTTTTTAATTATTAGTTGGTCTGAATTTAACTCTACCCTATCTTCAGATATAGATATTAAAGAATTGCTTTTTTTAAAAGATACTTTTTCCCCGTCATCTGTAATTTCTACATTAGATGGAAAAAACGCTGAGGTTAGTGGCCCCACATTTAAAACGTCTTGCAAACTAGGTATGACGGTTCTGGTTGTGCTTATATCATTAAAATCTTCTGGCTCTACTATTTGACCTCCTACTCCTATTGTTCCTGAATTTCCTATATACAGCCATAACTTTTGCCTGTTGTTCTGTACAGCCCTAAAAGCAGTATATCCCTCAGATAAATCTCTTATTTCATAGGTGCCTTGGTTGACTACACTTTCTATTGTTTGAGTTCCTATATTGCCTAGCTCTACAGTCTCTCTTACAGAGTCCCCTATTGTGCCTGAATTTAAAGGAGACTTAGATATTACTATAACTTGCTCCTTATTTTGAATTAGTGATAAACCTGAACCATAATTACCAGAATCAGTATTAAGAACTAGCCTATATACTTCATTTTCATATATTGTCTGTAAAATTGGAAAACTACCTTTTAATATAACTAAAGGTGTGTTTAAAGTATTTACAGCTTGTCTTACAATCTCTCTAACATCTTCTACAGCATTACTTTGGTCTACACTTACAATTGCTTCTATTAGCCTTAAAAAGGGCTTTATGTCAGAGCTTCCCCCTTTTAAAACTAGGTCTTCATCATTTGTATCAGTTTGCCACCAGTACTCTTCTATTTTTGATTCTCCATTATCTATTGAAATAATCCCTACTGTTTTTCCTTTTTCTCTTATTTCCGCAGGTACCTGAGCTTTAGCTTGAGATAATGAGGTGTAAGGTCCATAGTAAAAATCTACACTTGCATGAGGATTAACTATTTTTACTTTGTTTAAAAGATTAAAGCTAGCCATATTTTTATGATAAAACTATTACTACATCTACATTTGGTGCTAAAGCATTTGTTAATTTGTACAAAGTATAAGAAACATTACTTCCACCCGCATCTTGAACTGTTAAGTTTTCTAATACAAAATTATTAGTTATGTTTTCGTTGTTTCCTGTGATAGCACTTTGTAGGGTTTGTCCTGGCGGTACTGCTATTACAAACTTAGTGGAACTTAAAAAGGCATCTATGGTATTTGTAGAGTTACTTTGGAAAAAGTCTAAAGGTAGGGCCCTAACTTGAGAAGAGTTTGTTGGAAAATTAACTACATTTCCTAAAAATATTTTATACTGTCCTACCATCTGTGTGTTATTTCTTATTAAAGTTCCAGCAGCTAAAGGAGAGCTAAAGTTGTTTCCCTCACTGTCGGTTGGTTGTGGTCCTATTAAGTGATCTACTTGGGCAGTAAAAGTGTTTACGCCTTGTAAAACAGTATGTGCAAGACTAACAGAGTTTGTTGCTTCTATTGATCCATTTATTCTGTACTGAGATGCTTCCCCAGCTCTAAAACCTTGAATCCCATTAAATCTCCAAAGACCATCAAATAAAACCCCTTTTATCTGACCTCTATTAAAGTTAGCTTCTAGTTCGACTGTAAGTGATTGTCCTATTTCTTTTGTCCCTGCTTGGTCATTTGTAAGTGCTAAAGATGGTGCTATAAAAGTTGGATTGTAAGTTGTCTCTACTAACTTTTTTACGAAATCTGTAAAAGAAAGACCTTCTTCTAATACATCCCCTATGCTTATATTACCTGCAACTATAGTAGCGGTTATTTCTTCTTCTAAACCTACAAGAGCTGATACTCCTAAAAGAAGGTCATCAATTTGTGTTCTTGTATAATAATCTTTTATCAGATTCTGTAACTGTTCCTGTGTTACATATTCCGATAAATCTATTTCACTAGACTTTTCTATAAGGTCTGTATCCGTTATACCGTCTCTCCACCAATACTCTACTACTTTTGTACCTTGTAAAATACCTACTGTTTTTCCTTTCGCTCTAATTGCTTCGTCTACTGCAACTCTAGCTTCTAGTATTGAATCGTAGGGTCCATAATAGAAATCAACATTAGCATGTGGATTAACTATCTTTATTAAGTTTAATAAATTAAATGTGTTCATTGTTTTTTTATAAAGTGATTGTTATTTTTGCATTTAAAGGCACTCCAGAAGAGTAGTTATAAATCCTATAAGGTTGTAAGTTAAAACCTGCATCTGGTATGTTTATACTACTTTCTGTATTTGTAAAATTTAGGGTAATATCTTCATCATTTGATGTTTTAATTTCTATGTTAGATACGTCCTTATCTATAGGTAAAGCTATACTAGTATGTGTTCCACTAACAATAAATGAAAAAGAATTTGAATTATCAAAAACACTACCTGTTGCTGTTTGTCTTAGCTCTTCGCCATCTTGTGAAAAACTACTAGCTGTTTTGTAAAACATTTTAAGTCTCCCATTTATAGAAACTGTTCTTTCAATGCTTCCTTTAGGTATTCTATTGGTAGCATCAGGCTGTCCCAAATTATTTTCTTTTATGGGTCCTTTATTATAATCTATAAGAGAAATATAATCTATACTTCCCCTATTAACTGTTACAGCATCATCTACTGTTTTTACTAAGTCTGTAGAAAAACTATCTAGTATGATTATTTTACCCCTTCTTATCCTTTGTCTATTTACAAGACCAGCATCATTTTGAATAAAAGTAGATGTTACTATTCTTTTTACAGTGGTTCCTGCTTCTACTAAAGTCTCTCCTAAAGATAGACTTGCAGAAGGTTCTGCATACTCTACTTCATTAGTTAATGCATTTAGGATATACTGAGCAACCTCTATGTTTGTATTACCACCTACGTTTATGACCTCTATGGTTCCCATAGTTGAAGTTAGATCTACTTCCACTTCTCCTGGCTCTCCTTCTTGATTTACTTTAAAATCAGGTTTTAGAGCATTTTTAAGTCTATCAGTAAAGAATATTTCTACCTTATCTACATCCGTTTTAACTATGTAAAGAGCGTTAGGGCACCTATCTTCTTTTTGCGGTAATCCTAAAACAAAAAACTTTTTTAGTTCATTCATTTTACCATTCTATTTTTGATACACAGTTAACATTGGGAATTTCGTTTACATTATCTGAAGTCTCCTTATTTACGTATACTGTTTTTATTTTAGTTTTGTTGTACTGTTCTTTACAATCTTCATTGCCTTCCAGTATTACTTTTTCAGTAAAATTCCTAATTTCACACAATGGTTCTGATAATATTTTATGTATCATTAGAGTGTGTAAAAATCTATCTTTTTCAACAACCTCACCTATTCCAAATCTTTTCTTTAAGTTCTCTTTTGTTGTATGACTCACAAGGCTTTTTTCTACCTCTAAAGATACTATAGCTAAATTCTTTATTTGATTACTTAGTGGCATTTAAATACAGTTTTTACATTCCTTATATGCTTCCATTTTATTCTGAGCAAGCTTAAAAAATTCCCTAGCTTTAGGTACATCTCCTTGTCTTATTGCAGAAGAAGCTGCTTCTAAAAAACCTACGATATACAGCAAATAATCTCTGACTTCTTTATCAAAAATGTCATACTCTATTCCTAGCTTTATCCAAGCCTTATCTAGCTCTATTTGTAGTTCATCTTTTTTTAAATAGTACTTCTCAACAGTTCTTTCTCCATTTTTTCCTCCACGTACTTCTATATTCCATACTCCGTCTGTCAAATTCTCCAACTCGTTGCCACAACTCAGACCTAAATTTAAACTGTTAAGTCCATTTGTTGCATTTTTGTTATACACCCTTACTATCGCTTCTTCTTGATTGGGTGGTGTAATATACAGATATGCTGGCATGCCTTCAATTACTAACCATTCTGAAAAATCAGATACAAGAATAACCCTTGGGTCCCCAGAATCTAAGATTTGAAAGTCTAGTCTTATTTTACCTATATTTGATATCTTAGGTATTTCTTTTATTGGTTCTGCCATGCTAAAATTCTACCATTAATGAGGCACCTACCGTTTGGTTTGTCCCTGCGTTTATAAATAAATATGTCTTATTAATTCTAATACCTGTGTTCATCTGTAAAAACTCTGAATTTGTTTCAAATGATTTTCCGTATCCTGCTCCAAAAATAAAACCAAAAGTGTCTTTTTTATATTTCTCTTTATAGGGTATTGATATTGCATCTAGTTTAGATACTTTTGCAAAATCTGGAACTTTGGCATTTATTCTATACATGCCTTTAGGTTGTTCTTCTATTCCTAATGAGAAAGATAAAGGCTTTAATACAAACTCGCCTTCTCCTGTTTTATTTTTAGTATCTACTTTTGCACTATATTTTATATAGTAATTTTCTTTTGTTGGATAGTAGTCATTAAATTCAAAACTACCTTCCGATTCTTCTACCACTTCTACTGTTGTAATTATTGTATCAAACGATACTTCTTTTTCAATAACTAGATTTGGATTTTTTAATTCTAATTGTAACTCCTCTACTTTTATTCTAAGCTGTTTTGTTTTAGCTGTATCTGCTACTAGTTTTGAGTAAAGACCTTTTTCTATTAGTACAAGACTGTCATTTTTTAACACCATGCTTTTTACTTCCTTTTGTAAACTTTTTATTTGGTTATCTGAAAATTTATTAGCTAAATACCAACCTATAAGTAAGGCTAGTATAAATAAAAATATTGTCACCCAATTTTTACGAAGTATGCTCAAAGCTTTTTGTTTACTTAATTTCTATCATTATACCGTCTACTTCTTTTAGATAAGATAACATTCCTCCTACTGCTACCTTTGAATTAGTTACATCTACTATACCGTCTTTATTAATATAGCCTAATCCTGTACCGATTAAAACACAACCTAAAATATCTGTGTAATAATTCCCTTTGTGTATTAATATCTCACTTCTGCCAGGTACATCTTGAATCCATAAGCATTCCCCGAATTTTGGAGAATTGTGCTTTTTGGCCTTGTAACTCCCTTTTGGAATACAACTTATATACTTCTGATTGTCCAACCAAGGAAGCTCTAAAGAGTCCCAACTATCAATAACGGAGTTGTTGTTGTCTAGCAAGTATAGTTTACCTATAATTTGATTTTTCTCTGGGCTATATCTGTCAATCAGTATTTTCATTTTTACTCGTTTTTAGGGACATCCCCTGTTAGCCTTTTTACTAAATCTGTGAATACTTCTCTTATTTTTAATAGCATTACACTTACTATGTCGGCATTAACTACATCTTTATTTTGCCTTATGGATATCATATTTGTTATAATTGATATCCCCTCATGTAAAACTAATATTTTAATTACTATATCTATTAGCCATATAAAATCGTATCCTAGTCCTAATGCGACTAGTGCTAATATCATAGGTATTGTTAGTATTGTTGCTTTAGTTAAAATACCCCAAAGCATTGTTTTTAAACTGAATTTTATTTTTGCAACTCTTACTGCTTTTATTGCACCAAAAAAGGTGTCTATAATCATAAGCCACATTAATATTTTTACAATATCAATATCTAAGCTCAAATATGAAAAGGCAGCGTAAGTTAAATATGTTATATATTCCCATGTATCTGGGTCTAAGTTTGTTAATTTTGCTAGGAAAAGCTTTAAAGACATAATTAATTATAGTAGTGATTATTAATTAATAAATATAGGGGGCATATTTCATCCCCCTGTATTTAAAGTTATTATGCCCCGTAAGCTTTTACTGTAGGTAGTCCTACTGTAGCGACAAGGCTATTAAGTAGTTCCTCTGCATCTTTATGTTTACCGACTTCAGCAGAAACCATATAAACAAGGTGTTCTTGGATTCTTTGACCCATACTCTGAGAACTAGATTCAGGAGATACTTTCAATTTGTATGTTACATATTGTGCATCTGCTATAAGAACTGACTCTTCTCCAAGTAAAGCTTTTACAAACTCATTTTGGTGGCCATCAGCATGTCTATGTCTCTGAACTCCTGTAAAATAGTTGTGATCTCTATCCTCTAAAGCATAAAGGTGTCCTCCTAAGTTAGAAAGATCTTCTGCTCTTGAAAGAACTTTAACACTAAATCTATCTCCACTACCTTCCATTAAAGAATAGAATACGTTAGCTCTATATCCACCTACTACAGAAATTCTTGTAGAAGTGTCTATAAACGGCACACCATCTCTTAAAAATTCTCCTGGATTAACTAT